TTGAGAGAAATACTCTACCTATGTCCTCATAAAAAATCAATGTCTTATTATGAAACTATGGAACAATTTAAAAGGGATGTTCTAATGACAGATGATTATTACAATACAAATATTGAAGGAAGATTTTTTGTGAGTGAAAGAACCGGAATTTACGAAGTAGTTATGAGAAACGATAAATTCTGCGATATGAGAAGTGAGAAGATGAAAGATAAATCATACAATCCAGTATATAGACCAGAAGTTCGTGAGAAGTTTAGTAAAATGTATTCTGGTGAAGGAAATCCTATGTATGGAAAAAAACTGACAGAAAAACATAAAAAGATATTAACAACATCAAGGAATGTCAAAATAAGTGATGGAACAAATACTTGGGAAAGTGTCGTTTCTTACTTAAAGGAAAAAAGAATAGGACACCAAAAATACAAAAAACAATTAGAAGATGGATTAATCTTTATTGTTGAGTAATTCTATTAAATTCTTTGGATTGTTATGACTTATTGGTAATGAGATAAACAAACCCGAAGTAATTCCCAATATCAATGCTATCAAAAGGTTTGTTATCAAACGTCCATGGATTCTCATAACTTACTTCATTATTTATATCCAAGCTCATCTTATAGTAATCAATGAGCTATTATTTATCTTTAACCGGGACAAACCTAGTCTAGACAAAAAAAGGGGGTTTGTCAACCCCCTGAGTATATGTTAGACTCCTTTGTATAAAGGATTTCTAATTTGTACTGGTTTTCCAGTCTTAGGGTCAGTTACGTATTTGACTCCAGACTTACCTGTTCTTGGAGACTCCCAAGGGTTTAGGGTTCCTTTTACATCAGGGAACTTCTCAACAATGCTTTGGATGTATTCAGCATCCATCTGCATCATTACATAATGTGCTTCCTCTACGGTGTCTGCGTGCCCCTCAGAGAGGAGATAGTCTAAAACTACGTCGTATGCTTCCATGTTGGTTCCTGCCTTTGAGAGTTCTTTTTTGATGGTTTCGTATCCTGACTGTGTTGTTCCACGACCCATCTTAGTGGCACGTTCTTGTCTCTTAACAACCGTCTTTGCCAGTTCTGGGAAGTTTTTAGCCCACTGTCTCATACCTTCTTCTTTATCTACAACCTTAGATGCTGGTTGAGAAGGTTCTGATGTAGTTGTAGTTGTAGTTGTATCTGTAGTTTCGGGTTTATATGGTTTTGCTGGTGCTGGAACAGAACTACCAGGTGTTTCAGAACCACGAATATCAGACATCCCACCTGCCTTTCTGGCGTCGTTTGCTGCCTTCTGAAGGTCTTTTACTTCAGCAGGACTCAAACCACTAGACGCTGGTTCATCATATCCCTTGAGGGGAACACGGCGTGGTCCAGCAGGATCAAGACCGAAGGTTTCAAATTCTCCTCTACTGTAAGGTTGTTGACCTTGCTGTTTTCTAAACTTGTTGATCTCATCAGGAGTCATGTACTTATACTGTGGAGTATTTGGATCGATCCAACGAGTAAATCTGTCAATAGGATTTGTACCGAGAGGATATCTAAATCTGGTTTTACCATCAACTAGTTTTCTTTCGTATTTTTCGTTAAAGTTTTTCATTTTAGCGTCCTCTTTGACCTGACCCAGGAGAGATCAGTTGAATATTGGAAGGTTGATTTCTAATATATCTTTTGACATTTGTTTCAATTTCCTGTCCCATTCTTACAGCATCATGTGCCATTTTTACAACATCTATACCTTCCGGTTCTCTATCAGTTTTAGTAAACCCTTTAACGGCACCATGAGCATATTCAGCACCTGCTACAGCAGCTTTGCTTCCATGATGCCAAAGACCCCGGGCAAGTCTTCCACCATACTTCTGTGCTGCTTGTACACCTCTATATACAAGATTTTCAGCATCTTTTGACCTTTGACTTTGTGCTTGTTCCATGAACTGAGCATAAGTCTTCATTGGTGTTCTCCCTTCTGGTAGACCTTGAACTTTTTTGATTCTAGCAACTTCCTTCTTCATCTCTTCAGCATCACGTTTTTCCCAATAACTGGGGTTTATAGTTCTACGAATCCTCTCTATCCAATTTGTTGTAGACGCTGCTCTGGCGGCGTTAGAGGTATCTGCTGCTTTGTATCCAGTATATTCTTTGCCTTGATAAGTTTGTTTTGTAAGATATCCTACAGTTTCCTGACCAGTTCTTGGGTCTTTGATGACTGTTTGAAGTGGTCTAGTCTCAAAAGCACCAGGTTCAATAGATGGTTTTTGCATCTGTTGGATGTCTCTGTTGTATTTTGCTGCTGCTTTTTTCTCAGTTGGGGTTTGACCCGCTACTGTTTCAAATCCAGAACCAGCAGTAGCATAACCAATACCACCACCAACAAGTCCACCAATAGCTCTTCCCCAACCACCACCGAGACTACCAATTTTTGCACCAAGTTGAGCACCCTTACTAGCAGCATATAGTTGAGCACCTTTCTTAGCAACAGTTCTTGGAACTGATGCTTGCTTCTCTGGTGCTAAGATTTCAGCAGCACCCTCAATACCAGCAGTAACAGGAAGAGTTGCTTTACTAGCAATACCTCTAGCAATACCACCAACTCTAGCAGCTCTACCCATAGGAGTAGCAAGTCTTCTTGCTCTATCAACTCCTTGAACTGCTCTTGCTCTTGCTGCTTCCTTTCCTGTAGGTGCTGTAGGTTCTGGAGTAGCACTTACAGTAACCTTAGGTTTTGCTGCAGGTGGTTTTGCCTGTGGAGATGAAGATTTTGGAAGTTCTGGTAGATCTACTTGAGTTGTTTTGAACTGAGGTTTTGGTGCTTGAGGTTGTACTGGTGTTTGTGGTTTGTTAACTGTTGTTGGTGTTGCTACTGGCTGGGGTTTTGGTGTAGCAACCGCCGCCTTACCTCTACCACCACCATATGTTACCTGAGGTTTTGGTTTTGTGGTGCCCATATCTCTAAGGGCGTCCAGCATCGCTGCTGTCTGACGTGTTCCTGCTTGTGGAACACCACCTCTAGCAACTGTAGAACCTGCTGCTCTAGCACCCTGCCCTCTTCTTGGAGCAATGCTTGATGCTGTTGGTTTTGGTGGTGTTGGTGCTTTAACATCATCAATTTTATCAATTGCTTTTTGTAGGTCGGCAAAACCACTTCCAGGTTTTGGTGGTTCTCCAACCAAACCTTTTAAAGTCTGAGCACCAGAACCTCTAGGAGCAGTTTTAGTGGTCTGTTGTGATTTAATTTGTGATTTAATTGCGTCTGCCGCCGCACGGGCTCTATTGACTTGAGCTGTTGTTGGGGGAGCACCACCAACCATTTCTGGTTTCATACCCGACGACTTAATACCAGCAACATCAGTAAGTTCCTGACTAACAGACTTACCTGTTTCTTGGGTCTTGCGAATGAAATCGCCAAGAGGATTTTGTGTTGTAGTCGTTACTGTTGTTGGTCGTGTTGGTGGTTTATATTGATTTGCTGCTCCGTGCTTATCAATGATTCTCTGATTTATCGCATCAATTCTTGCTTTGTCGGCACCAGAAAGAGTTCCAGAATCAGATCTCTTTATCAGATCTCCAACATCTTTCAGGTCTCCTAATATTTTATCTCCTCTTGGTGTTCCTGGAGTAACGCCTTGCCCTCTTCCATATTCTGCACCAGCTCTCTTCTGAGCAAACTTCTTCCAGGCATCTGGTTTCAGTTCACCACCTTCAAAATACTCAGGTCTCAATGCCGATGTACGAGTACGGGTAGTTCTTGGACCTATTTCTGGGTTATTACTAGTAGTAGTGGGTCTTTTTCTAACTCTACGACTAGTCCTTTCTGGATCATCGCCAAAAGGATTCGCAGTAAATGGTTTTGGACGATCTGGAGTTAAGTCCTGCTCGATCAAGAATTTACTAAACGACTTCATCGCTTATAACACACCTTTTTAGGTATTTATAAAAAAAGGAGGGTGTTACCCCTCCAAATCTTCAAATGCCTTATAAGCATCATAAGTTCCAAAAAGGAGGTCATCCGACTTGGCTGCCTCCCTATATGCTTGGTATGACTCAGAGACTAAATCCTGAGAATGTATCTGCCTTAACGTCTTGCTTGATTCCTCCAACGATGTAAGATTCAACTTCTGTTTCTTGGGGAGCAACTTGGAGTCCTTTGGATGAAATCCAATGTTCTGTCCAAGGAAGTGGGTTATTCTTTGCAGGAATGTCATAGAGAGGTTTGAGTCCGATTGCTTTCATTCTACGGTTGGCAATCCATTCGACATACTGCTGTAGCAGTTTGTCATTTAAACCAATCATAGAACCGTCTTTGAACAGATACTCTGCCCAATACTTTTCTTGATTGACTGCATTCTCAAACGCCTTGTACAACCATTGTTCTTCTTCTTGAGCAATCTGTTTCATCTCTGGGTCATCACCATTCATCCAGTTCTTAAGGATGTTTTGAGTGATGACCAAGTGCTGGTTCTCATCCCTAGCAATTAGGGAGATGATTTTTGCACTTCCTTCCATAAGCTTGAGTTCGCCAAAAGCAAAACTGCAAGCAAATGACACGTAAAAGCGAATGCCTTCAAGAATATTAACGTTTGCAACTGCTCTGTAGAGCTTGCGCTTGAGTTCATACCTTGCCTCTTTTGCGTATGGGACTTGCTCTAGTGCGTGCAACCACTCAGCGGAGTTATCATACTGATGTGCTGAGTTGATGAAGTCATTATACGCTTGAGTCACAGTCACCGCACGCTCCATAATGCGATCCTCTTTGAGGATGGTATCAAAAACCTCAGATGGGTCTGAATAAACGTTTTTGATAATATATGTGTAGGAGCGTGAGTGAATCATTTCCATGAATTCCCACACCTTCATGCAAGCCTCCAGTTCAGGAAGGGAACAGTAAGGCGCGAACGCCATACCAGGACCACGACCCTGAACCGAGTCCAGCATAATCTGATACTTCAGGTTGCTGGTAAAGATATGCTTTTGTTCTGGACGTAGCATATGATAGTCGCTACGGTCCTTTTGAAGGGAGACTTCCTCAGGTCTCCAAAAGTATCCTAGTTGTTGAGTTGTAAGTTTGTCAAAGATAGGATACTTGTAGGAATCGTATCTTTGAATACCCAGAGGTTGACCAAAGAACATTGGTTGTTTCTTTGTATCAACCTCGTTAGAGTTAAAAACCGTCATGGACTCAACCATTGGTTTATCCTCTAACCCTGTCTTAAATCTTACAAGACTCACAGTCTTCCTCCTCGGCGTTTTCTATTTGTGAGATTAAGTTGTCTAATGATTGGTTCGTGGTCTCTTCAACCTCGTCATTCTTACTGTCGTAAGTATTCTGATAGTAACTGGTTTTCCAACCGTACTTATATGTAGTCAGAAGGTCTTGTGCCCAAACTGAAATAGGAATCTCATTGTTAGGATACTGGGTTGGGTTGTAAGACCAGTTGCCGCTGATTGCTTGGTCAAAGAACTTTTGCATTACAGCAACAACATTAATATAACCACGATTAGACTCCATTTCCCAAAGAAGCGTATAAGCGTTTTTAAGAGTTCCATATTGAGGAACAATCTGCTTAAGAACTCCCTTCTTTGACTTTTTAACGGACAAGAAGGCACGGGGTGGTTCGATTCCGTTTGTGGCGTTTGACACAACGGAACTACTCTCCGATGGCATCTGTGCGGACAATGTTGAGTTCCTAACTCCGTATTGCTTGACCAGTGCTCTAAGACCTTCCCAATCATATTTTAACTCGTTAGGCACGATTTCGTCAACGTCCTTCTTGTATGTATCAATGGGAAGAATTCCATTAGCGTACTTGGTTCGGCTACTATACTCACACGCACCTTTTTCCTTGGCAAGGTTTACAGTTGCTTGGATGAGATAGTATTGGAACGCCTCAGTGAGGTCGTGGACGGCGTTCCAGGCACCTTGAGAGTCGTATTGGTGTCCGTGCTTGGCTAGGTAGTGCGCGAGACCAATATAACCGATTCCAAGGGAGCGTCGTGCCTTAGTAGCGATTTCTGCTGCTCGGACTGGGTATCCTTGGAAATCAATGAGTTCATCCAAACCGCGAACAGCAAGATCGCAAAGAACTTCAAGATCCTCAAGGTCCCTGATTTTACCAATATTAACAGCAGAGAGAATACAAAGAGCAATTTCACCATCAGTATCATCAATGTGTTGAAGTGGTTTGGTTGGAAGAGTAATCTCTTGGCAGAGGTTGCTCATCTCAACTTTATCCATAAAAGAAGAGTGGGAGTTACAGTGGTCGATGTTCATAATGTACAAACGACCAGTCTCGGCACGCTCCTTCAGAATATCGAGAAAGAGTTCTTGAGCTCCGATAGTCTTTCTTGGAATAGACCCATCTCGTTCATAAGCATTGTATAACTCATCAAATCCAGGAGTGCCAAAAGCATCATACAGACCAGGAACGTCGTGTGGACTGAAGAGTGTGATGTCTTCGTTTTTGATGAAACGTTCATAGAAGAGTTTTGAAATTTGAATGGAGTAATCTAGTTTACGGACACGATTATCTTCAGAACCCTTATTATTCTTCAGTACGATGATATCTTCTATCTCTTGGTGCCAGATGGGGAAGTGGACAGTCGCTGATCCACCTCTAATGCCATTCTGTGTGCAGCAACGGACAGTTGCTTCAAACTTTTTGAGGAATGGGACAACACCTGTGTGTTGAACCTCTCCACCTCGGATTTTACTGTTGATGCCACGGATGCGACCTGCGTTGATACCGATGCCCGCCCTTTGTGCAACGTATCTGCCAATAGCCATATCGCTAGTAAAGATACTATCGAGGGTGTCATCAGCATCAATAAGGACACAGCTAGCATATTGTCGAAGTGGAGTTCGCACTCCCGCCATGATAGGTGTGGGAATGTTGATTTTGTGTTTGCTGATTGCGTCGTAGTATCTCTTGACATAATCGAGCCTGGTCTCCTTTGGATATTTAGAGAAGATGGTTGCAGCAATCATCAAGTACATAAACTGTGGCGTTTCATATAATGCGCCACTGCTTCTATCTTGCACGAGGTACTTGTCAACGACTTGACGTAGACCTGCATAAGTGAACAGATAGTCACGATGATGATCAATAAACGACTGAAGTTTATCAAACTCTTCGTCGGTATAAAGGTCCACAATTTCTGCATCATAAACTCCGTTTTTTATGCAACGCTCAACGTGTTGCTTGAGGTCTGGGATGTCATGCATACGCCCATACAACTGCTTGCGGGTAGCAAACAGCAGTAGACGAGCAGCGACAAACTGGTAGTTGGGATGGTCCAGGTCAATCAGGTCAGAAGCAGCACGAATCAGAATTTCCTGAATCTCTGCCGTTGTAATGCCGTCATAAAACTGAATACCAGACTTCATCTCAACCTGACTAGCAGAGACGCCTGCAAGGTCTTTACACGCCTCTTCTACCATCACATGAAGTTTATTTAAGTCAAGGGGTTCAGTACTTCCGTTCCTCTTGACAACTTTTGTTCCGTTGCTCATATTTTCTTCCAGTTGTTAAACTTAATTTTTGCTTCTAAACCTGAGTAGGTATTTGATTTTATCACATCCATGATGTTGTGTCCAGCAAGGACCATATCATTAATGTCTTTTTCTACGATTCCGCTTGGCCAGATGACGATGCTTTCGCCTCTTGATACGCATTTGCCAATGCGATTGACGATTTCTCTATTGCGGGGCTCATTATCATAAACAAAAACGATACTGCTTCCCTCAAGACAACGAACATCACCGTCACTACCACACAAAGCCACGCTATTGTTGACGAAAGTGCTGTCAAAGGGTCCTTCGACCACATAGACAGGTAAGTTTTGGTCGATTGTGTTAAGTCCATAAATCTTCGGTGCCTCCTCATCAAGCATCACAGTGATATATTTAACAGAGTTAGGAACTAGACTTCTGCCCTGGAAACCGATAAGGTTATTGTCTTTATCATACATTGGTATAATAATGCGACACTCATCCCTACCTATGGTATCGAATGTTTGTTTTTGGGAGTTAGTCCACTCTTTGAATTTGTTAGCAAAGTAAAACTTTTCTGGATTTAGTTTACGTTTCTCAAGATATTCCTTAGCAGCAGGAACCTCCGATGCCTTGGGGAGATCCAACTTCTTTTTGAATACTGGTTTACTAAACTCCAGTTTAGGTGCTTCGACAACAAATCCTTTACCAGTATGACCATCTCTAAACTTCTCAAGCGTATATTGCTTGTGAAGAGTTGGGTCTAGTTCCTTGAGGAAGTTATTGAAAGACAGACTAGCACCACAGTTATGGCACTTGAAGTTGGTGTTGTTCTTCACGGGGTACAAATACCCCCTCGCCTTGTTTTTGTTGCGTGTGGAGTCTCCACAGATAGGGCAGCGGAAGTTGTAGAGATCCGACTTGACCCTCTTGAATTTTTGTAGGCGCGAAGATACTAGTCCAATATACTTGGAGTCAACCAAATCCATTATGTGAGTGCTATTTCTGCTGCTCTATTCTAACCTGTGATGGGGCAGCAGTCAATAGTCTTGGAACAAATGCATTTACTGTACTTATGACTATCACAGTAACAGCAAGCACACCTCCTACTTGCCATCTGAACTTTGATAATCCTTTTAGTTCTACTTGTATTTTATCTATTCTATCGTGAATAATCTTGTGGTCTCTATCACTTGCTGTTTTAACTTCATCAATCATCTTGATGAGTAAGTCATCAGTCTTTATACTCTGTTCTATTCTTTCATCATGCTTAGCAAGTATCGCTGCTATGTGGGCATTTCCCTCAGAAATCTTATCAACTGCTGCTTCCAGTTTAGATAACATCTCACGAGAAAGGTCTTCGTAGATATCAAGTTTTGATTCTAATACCGCAACTTTTGATCCTTGCGAGAACATTTTACTTCTTCTTTTTAAGGTAGTCTAACCAGGGTTTTCTACGAGGACTTTTTATATGCTTTCTTTTTTTCTTTTTAGGTGGTTCCATCACTGGGTCATATCCAGCAACAGGACCAGCAGGATCGGCAGAACCAGTAAAACCACCAGCACCAGCGGTCATCATTTCGTCAAGTTTATACTGACGAACAATATCAATAACTCTGTCGATATTCATAGTGCGTTTAATTGCTCTAAACAGTTTTCATCAGCATCAATATCATCAACCACAGTCTTTGGATACTCAGGAATTCTTTTCAAGAATATCAGAAAACTTTTAATAGATGGCCAAAGTTCCTCTTCTAAGTTGTAGAATAGAAGAGGAACTGCCGCATCATTAAAGACATTAAACAGTATTATAAGATGATTTAGTATAAGGTGAACTTTGAGTTCACCACTATTCTTATATTTTTTTAATAAACGTTTTACATATCTAATCCGTTTCAAGTCAGATTCGAAGTCATCCTTCGTAACTGCTTGTGGATTATCGTAGAATTTTATAGCAAAGAGCAAATAATTGCTCTCGTTCAATTCATCAAATCTCATGTGTTATCAGCTTTCTGGATACTGTGCGTCGTCTGCGGCGTCTCCAGTGATGCTGCTTCCAGCAACAAGAGTTTCAGACTTAACTCTGAAGTTTCCATGAGCATCGACATAGGTTACAATACCAACCCAACCAGCGTGAGCAGGTCTTAACTTAGAACCAGCGTCTCTTGCGACTTCCTGTTCTAGTGTGCTAACACCAACTACTCCACCGAAGAGTGGATTGGCGGAGTATCCTGTAGTCTTAACTTCAGGAGCACCAAATACGCCAGTAGCAGCGTAGATAGGTTCTTCCGAAACGTTGTATGTCGCAGCAGTAACCGTTGAAAGACCTGAAACGAAACCAGCGGTTGAAGCAATGGAAAGTCTAGCAGAGCTGACTCCAGTGATAACAGCGTAACCATAGGTTGCGCCAGTTCCGACAGTGATAACGTTTCCTACTTCAACGTTGTTGGTGAATGTTACAACACCAACAGTACCGTGGATACGGTCAGCAGTCAGATCAACGTTGACAGTTCCAGTAGAATAAGCAGTATCCTTATTGCCCCAAAGAGCCATGTTCCTTTTCCTGTAAAATTCTTATATTGATATTTATAAAAAAAGGAGACCTAAGTCTCCTTATATTCACTCTTCGCGGTTTCTAATTGCCGCTGCTACTGTTTCCAGAAGCTTGTCGTCCATATCGGTTTTAGTCAGTTTAACTGCTTTACCAAGGATGACTAGACAAATATCGATTAGTTTTTCACCAAGTTCCTCATTTTCAGGAATCTTAGCGACAGCATCAGTAATAATCTTTGATGCTAATGGGAGGAGAAATCCTAACATGATGGGTTCCAAATAACCTATCAATATATAGGATCACCCACAAGCATCTTTCATAGTTACTTTATCTTTGGACATGATATCGGTGAATCTCTTGTGGTCGATATCACCAAGGATAATAGGGTTCTTAGCACCAAGTGCTCTGAACTTATTCTGTAGGGCAATACGATAACCTTCTCTAGCGCGGCACTCACAAGGAGACTTACCACACTTAGGGCAAGTTTCTGCCTCTTCCTTCATTTCTTTCTTTTCGGGAAGACCTTTATGCTTAGTTTCAGCATACTTCTTAACGTCACTCTTCTTCATATCCTTTGCTGCCTTTTCAACTTCAGGTGAGGCATTTTTCATTTCACCCTTTTGCTTAGCGCGAACCATTCCGAAGAAACGCTGCTGAGACTTGCTCGTTGCTTTCTCCGTCAAGAATGGTCCTTCCATCTCGGCACCAGCCTGGATAATACCACCATTATTCTGTGGATTAGAACCATCTTCTGGGAAAACTCTAATTCTCTTAGAGTTATCTACCTTAACTCCAGCATCAATGGCAGTAGGAACTCTATTCTTTCCTTCTACAGAAGTAGTACCTTCAAACCAAAGGTAGTCTTCTTTTCTCATTGCCTTGCGGATTTTATCGCGGCGGTTATAGATGTAAGAATCAGTCTTGTCTTTCTTACCATCATCGTTTACATCACCGTCTCTCTTAGAGGGATGTACTGGTTTGTCTAGACCACTCTTGTTATTAGGAACGTCCTTTCTCTTCTTCTTACGCTCACCTTCATATGGTTCGCCATACTCGGTCATTTCAACCTTAAGACCCTTGCCTCTCAGAGCAGTGATCTTCTCACGGGTAGCATATCTAACATAGGATCTCTTACTGTTAGGATCCGTAACTCTTACCTTATACTTTCTCTCTTGCTCCTCAGCAAGTTGGTTAGCATACTCAAGATCAATCTGTTCTTCTTCTTTCTCTACGCCTTCAACGAATACTTTATAAAGAGCACCAGCAACAGAGTCTACTGCCCAGTCAACACTGTCTACAGAGTGCGACTCAGCAACTCCACCTTTCTTACCAAACAGTTTCTCTTTGACTGCCTTTCTTTCGGCAGGGTTCAAAGAACTATTGGACATGTACTGAGAGAACGCTTGCTTTAGATCAATGTCCTCTCTTCTGGCACGATAACGGATATCATATACTGCCTGACGAACTCTCTTTTCAGAGTTTTCGGCAGTTGATCCACCACCTTCTTTCTTTCCAGCAGGTGCCGCTTTCTTAGCTCCCTTAGCAGGAGCAGCAGGAGCGTGCTTTCTTGCTGGAAGTTCTTCAGAGATATTGGTTTTCATTGGAAGATGTTACAGACTTACTTTTTCCTATATTTATTTATGAATTGTAGACCCCAACTTGAACCAGGGACCATTGACTCAACATACTTACGATGCGAGTCAGTTCCAACTAGACGTTGGTCAGCAGGAACTCCACCTTTTTCAGTTCCATTTACAACCGCTTCGTTCACATCTTTGATCCAAGACTTGAACATAATGTTGTCTTCTGTAACACAAATGAGGTAGTTTGTGCCGCGACGAATGATACGTCCAATAAGACCAGTGTTTAGGTTCTCCACCAACTCACCAATCTTATAGATGGTTTTAGCAACATAGTTTTCACGAAGAGTTTGATAGTCGAACTTGGGAGCCATCTCCCAAATACCCCACTCTTCATTAATACCCATCGAACGACGAACTGTATTGTATATTTCTCTCGCCTTCTCTGGTTTCATATCTGAAGGCATACCAGAACGGAACTTCTTAAAGTCATTCTCAGCAGCAGCAAGTCTCATCCTTGAAGCAGAAAGACCTTCCACTCCCTCAGAGTCTGGGTCTCTATCACCAGCAGATACAACTTCCAGTTTATCAAACTGATAGAGTTTTCCGTTGTAAGCACCTGATAGTTTCTCAAACTCTTTGACCCTATCAGCACCGCCAACGATTCTTACATTGGCATATCCATCATTGTGTGCTTTCTTCAGAACATCAAAAATGGTGCGAGTGGAAGCATCATTAGCGATATTCTTTCTGTGTTGCGGGAACATATCCTGCATCACTTTAACTTTAGTATCAGCGTCCAGTGGGTTCTTCTTAGGATCCTGACTACGTGATGGAACAATGAGATAGTCTCCACCATCACTCTTAGCAGAACCAGCAGCAGTATCCATCAACTGCAAGTGACCAAGGTGTGGTGGGTTGAATCTACCAAAGGCAACAGTCAGGGTTCCCTTTGTTTTTTCTACAGGTTCAAACTTAGGACCATCATCCTTCTTCTCTTCACCCTTGCCTGCTTTTGGTTTGGGCGCTTCTTTCTGCCTTAGTTTGGGGTCAACAAAGTTAGGGTTAGAGATTCTCTTTTCCTTTTCAGTCTGCTCAGGGTCTTTACCACCAACTTTCTGACGCTTATTATAAAAGACTAGTTTCCCTTTCTCAGTCTTTGCTACAAACTCACCACTGTTACGGTCATACCAACCGCCATGACCATCACCTTTCAGACCCATTCTTGCCGCTTGTTGTGCGGCAGACTCAGACAAAAACTGGAAAAAATTCTTCATCACTTTTTATTGAGCAACTCCTTGGTTATCGTTCTTTCGTTAGTAACGATGTACCTTAAAATCTGTTTTCGTATCACTATATATTTATTCTTTTGTTTCTTATTGGTAGCAGCATCAATTTCACGCTGAAGTGTTGTGTACACATATCCAGCAAAATTCTTAAAGTCTTTACTCTTAAAGTCCTTGATGAGTTGACGTAGATATTCAGACATACTTCTTGATGGACCTACCACCCTTTCCACTGATGACCATTCTAGCACCCTTTACACCATAGTTGCTTCTGTCACCTTTGTATATCGCCATAAAAACTGGTTCATAAGTTCCAGTGATAGCATCACCATTATTGTGAGTCTGTGCCGAAGCAACCAACTTATACTTACCAGTTGTTACTCTTTGAATATTGACTGAACCCTGCAAAAGCAAATCAACATTCTGTATGCTGGATGGACCACCATAACCATTACCATAGACCGCCATCATCTTGAGTCTAGTATCTTTTATTGTTCTAGCGACTGTTGTAGCAGGTGGAATACCATTTGGATACATTTGTTGTATCGTCTGAACAAATGCTTGAGTCTCTGGATGAGCAGCAAGAACTGGTTCACCTTTTACCGTAATACCACCCCACTGCTGAATAGCAGTTGCTGATAGACCATCTTTATGAGAGACGAAACCAACCATTCTACCTTGGTCATCTCTGAAGTGGAAGTCAGACTTTGGAGTTCCAGGTGTACTCTCCACAGTAACAACTTTATAATAGTTCTTACCTACCTTTAGAGTAACAGTATCACTACCATTCTTCTGTTTTATTTCCTCAAGTTTTCTTCGTATAACTCTAACCTGCTCATCCTCGGCAGCAGTAGTATTTTGAGTTCTTCCAGAAAAAGTAGAGTCTTTGTATAACTGAGTTAGTCTTATGAAACTACTAGTTACCGTTGGTAGAAGGATACTTTGACCCTGCTGATATTGTGATAAGTCGTCTACACTGTTTAATGTCTTAGCAACTCTTGGGTCTATCTTTACCTTTAGACCATTACCCTCAACAAGAGTAAAATCACCTCTACCAGCAATTCTGGTCTTGAAGAGAGAAAAGTTATTTCTTTTTCTTAGTTCTGCAGGTGATAATGACGCCATTACCTTTTTGAACTATTTAGTGCTCATGAGAGGACTTGAACCTCCACAGATAAAATCTACTGGAACCTAAACCCAGCGCGTCTACCAATTCCGCCACATGAGCAAAAGACCCTTTCGGGTCTGATGCGCTTATTCTACCACAGCACTGATGGCATCGTCAAGGTCGGTGATGACTTCACGAATCTCAAAGACACGCTCTGGGCAAGCATCCCCAGTAGAGTATCCTTTTTGTGCGTCAAACAAAACTTGACGGACTGCCGCCGCAGTGCGGACAGGCATTTCAATAGTTACTTTTTCCATAGTAGATATTGGTCAAAGAGTTTTCTAATGTTTTGAGTTATTTCCATACCACCAGTTTTCATTTCAAGAAGAGTACCATTAGGAGAAGTAACGATGAGGACAGGAGTAGCAGTCACACCATACTTCTTAGCAAGGTCCAGGTTTTCTTGTGGAATGGGAGTGTCAGCAAAGTCGTCAAGATAAACTTCTTCGATGATACTAGTACGCTCATCTTTCATAGTGTTGAAATATTTTTTCACCAATCCACAAGGTCCACAAGACTCTTTAGTGAAAACGATAAACTTATTCATCGGTCATCAGCAGCACGGTTTTCAGAGAAGTAGACATCAAAGGTTCCTTCTGGGTAACGCTTCTCAAGTTTCTTGACGTTAGTAGCAATCACATCGTCGAATGAAACACCGAGTGCCATGCAGGCTTGAGCAACGTACCACATAAGATCACCGAGTTCAATAATAAGATGCTCACGGTTATCGTCGTTCCAAGGTTTTCCTTGGAAAACCATCTTCTTAATGATTTCAAGAAACTCCCCACCCTCAGCATTAATACCAACACCTGCAGTAAGAAGTCGCTCAATATTGGCACCCTTCTCGTCAAGGGCAACAAGGCGGTCGGAAAGAGCGAGAAAATCAGTAGAGGCATCGCTAGTAACCGCATCAACAAATTTTTGATAGCGTTCAAA